ATGTTCTATTCACAAAGTGGAGTTCTCCATGAAATATTTTGTCCTGATGTACTCTTGGACGAAGTTTTCGAATTTTATGGAAGAACCCGAAGTGGAACAAACGATGAAACTGATGTTCGTTTGAATGAGATATGTGGGTATGGAAACATAGGCCACATAGAGAGTGATGCCGTTGCGATCCTAGAACCTTGTAAAGTTCGAGTAATCACAAAGGGATCCGCCGTAGCGTATCATGAGTCTCGTAGATTACAGACTGTTATGACGCAGGCGATGAAGAGTTGTGACGTAAGTCACTTCTTTCCAGCTCTCCAGGGAAACCTCACTGACGAGCGTCTCGATGAGTTCTTTCAAACCAGATTGAACTTCAACGATAAGTACGTTTTTTGTTCTGGCGATTACAAGGGTGCAACTGACACTTTGAGACGAGACCTCTCATCTTACTGTGTCAAGAATATCATGAATCGCTTTTCTTCACTTCGGTCAGACCCACGCATTTCAAAAGTGCTAGAAATGTGCTTGGTTGATCACGTGATCCACTACAAGTACGAGGGGATGGAGAAATTCAGTGTCACTCAACGTCGAGGACAACTGATGGGATCTTTCTTGTCTTTCCCAATCCTCAACATCATCAATTTGGCTGTCAATCTCGCCTTTATGGAGAGAAATGACCAACTCCCAAGTGATTGGAGATTAGCCCCGTTGTTTGTCAACGGTGATGACGTCCTCATGGCTCTTAAGTATGAGGATGATGAGGATATCGAACTCCTTGAAGACAAATGGACTGGTTTTGTTAAGACTTATGCTGGTTTTCAGAAGAGTGTTGGTAAGAATTACTTCTCGCCAACATTCTGTACCGTTAACTCGCAGATATTCGCAGTGAAGAAGGATCTTCCACTTGTGAATAGTCTTGACAAGGCCCGCCTTGTCATGTTACAAGGACCGATAGAAGGACCTGAAGGAACACATCATTTCCGACAGATTAAGTGTCCCCGAATCGAAGCGTGTTGGAACGATGTTTGGTCAACTCAAGTATCTCTTGATTCCAAGAGAGAAACCCGTGATCTATCTGATTCAGATCACTGGCGAGTTGGTCCCCAAACGGTTGGACACATTGTGACTCCATTCATTGAGTCGTGTCCAGAAGAGACAAAGGAATATGCTCTTCGATCGTTCATACGAACTTGGTCCGAGAAACTGAAGAACACCAAAAGGCCGTGGTTCTTACCGGCTGATCTTGGTGGTCTGGGTCTTCCGTGTCTTACAGATATGTTTGACATGTGGAAGAATGATGCAATTCTTACCGCATTCATCCTTCGTTTGGCAAGTACCAATAATTACTTTGATACTCGAAACGAACTGAAGTTGCTGAAGAATCATATTGATGTTCGACCTATTGATCGAACTTGCCAACAATATGAGAATGCATACCATGAAATGAAAGGTTATCATCGTGTGATCACTGTTGATGATAACCTTCCATCCAAGTTGAAAAGTCCTTATCAACCATGGATGTTCATTCATGCCCCAGAAGACTCTGTACCATGTATGGACACAGAAAAAGTTCTCCGCAATGATTCGGCTCTGATTGCAAAACTGAGAAGTCAGGCAATGAGCTCAGGTCTAAACCCAATTGACATGGTCGGAATGAAGTACCGTGTCGCTTGGAGTCTTGATTAAGAC